GCACAAGAACAAGAAGAATTAGCCAAACTGACACCAAAGGATCGTGCTACTCGTAAAAAAGAGCCCTGGGTAGGTGTATTAAATACTCATGTCAATCAAGAAAATGTACGAAACGGATTCTTTGAACTTGACTGGAATGAGCAATTCGTGTTAAAATTAAAGCAAGAAGGTTATGGTGCAGACGGAGATCGAGATGAAGAAATCGTCGATCGTTGGTTCCGTGAACTCTGTGCCAACGTGGTAGTAGATGGTGATTATGGTGGGCCGGTGCAAACAGGCTCTTTAGACATACAGACGGTGAAAAGAAACAATCTATGACATATATTCTAGTTGATACTGCTAACACATTTTTTCGCGCTAGACATGTGATCAACGGTGATGCCGATATTAAACTTGGCATGGCATTCCATATTACTTTAAATTCTATCAGAAAGGCATGGCAGCAGTTCGAAGGTAGCCATGTTATCTTCTGTCTAGAAGGCCGCTCGTGGCGCAAAGACTATTACGAACCCTATAAACGAAATCGTTCCGATGCTCGTGCTGCTCATTCTGAAAAAGAAGCAGAGGAAGAACGAGTCTTTTGGGAAGCCTTTGACACATTCAAAGATTTTATCAGAGCCAAAACGAACTGCACCGTGATGCAGAATCCGCAACTAGAAGCAGATGATCTAATAGCAGGTTGGATACAGAGCCATCCCAACGACGATCATGTCATCATTAGCACCGACACAGATTTCGTTCAGCTTATAGCACCTAATGTTCGACAATATAACGGAGTCATGGAACACGTCATCACGCACGAAGGAGTCTTCGATGATAAAGGCCGTCCGATTATTGATAAGAAGACTAAAGAACCTAAATCGGCACCCGATCCAGAATGGTTGCTGTTTGAAAAATGCATGCGTGGAGATACCTCCGACAACGTCTTTTCAGCATACCCCGGCGTTCGTACCAAAGGCACAAGTAAAAAAGTAGGACTCGCAGAAGCGTTTGAGGATCGTAAGGCAAAAGGTTTCGCATGGAATAATCTCATGCTCCAACGCTGGACCGATCACGAAGGCAAAGAACATAGAGTGTTAGAAGATTATGAACGCAATCGGCGATTGATCGATCTATCTTATCAACCAGATCACATCAAAGAGATCATTGCTACCACCATCGCTGAAGCTACCGGTGCTGATAAAAATGTCAGCCAAGTTGGAGTAAAGTTAATGAAATTCTGCGGTCTCTATGATCTTAAAAAGATTTCAGAACAGGCACAATCATATGCCGAACCACTTAATGCGAGGTATACACTATGACAGAGATACATGCTAAACCGATCATCGATAATAAATTTTGGATTGTTGAAAAGGATGGAGAAAAATTTGCCACTCTAAGGAAAAATGACGATAATCGTTTCGTTATGAGCAACGAGCTTGGAATCAAAATTTACGATACAAAAGAAAGTCTTATTCGACAATTTGGAAAAAATTTCTTCGTGGCTAAAATCGTACGAGAAGCTCACAATGCTCTTCCAAACGAAATACACGGGTATCCTACCAGTGCCTCTCCTCACAATCCCATGTTTAATATCCAGAAGAAACTTCCGTTGTTTACAAAAAGCGAAGATTCGAAGAGCCATTATTGTGCAGGTTATTATGTAATACGATTCGATAAAGGTTGGGTAAAAAGTTTCTGTCCTAAAATGATTACATTACAAAGATATGAATATCGAGGTCCATTTAAAACAGAACTAGAAATGAAACAGGTATTGACCAATGTCACCAAATAACTTTCCTACCAATCTACCTACCGTAGAAAAACTGATACAACGTGTAACGGTAGCAGAAAAATCTCAGCAGAAAGAGATACGGATCTCTCTACAAGAAGCTAGAGATTTGACACATGAATTGGCCATACTTACCAGCAAGCTAGGTAAAACCGTCCAAGAAATACATCAAATGCTGCAGGAAATTCGAAGCTCGACTAGCACCATAGACGTTAAATTCGATGGCGGGTCCTTTTAGATCGGTGATAAATATATACGCGGTTAATGTAGGAACCAGTATATATGAGCAGACCAAAACCTCGAGTTATACTCGAATTTGCAAACAAAGAAAATTTTAAAATCGAACAGGTACTCGAGAGCGAAGCTATTTGGGCTGTTTTTTACAAAGGACAACCTTTCAACTTAAAAAGTGGAAGCATGGTCGCCAGCTATCCCGGGCCTAAATATAAAAAAGTTTCTTTCAGCAATCCCGGACATGCACATAATCTAGCAAAAAAATTAAATAAAATTTTTAAATGCACAGATTTCGATGTGTATAAGTTAACCGATGGAGAAAAGGTAAGCTGACAATGGATATCAAGGATACCTATACCGAGGTGTTCTTAAAAGCGGCAAATGAAGATCACGGCACAGAAAAAATCGTCAATCTCCGTGCTCACTGGTGGTGGAACGTGCGAAATAAAAAAGATGGTGGATTGCGATTAACCGATAATGCCATGAGCTTTATCAGCGATCAAGCCTCTATCAAAACTTATAAAATAGAATTTCCAAAAGATTTTTCTGTGACCCCACAGGTATTACTTTGGTTAGATCAATTTATCGAATCTCCATATTATATCGACAAAAGATCGATCACGGTTCTCAGAGAAAAATCAGCCTTTGAGCTTTACCTATTTTCGGGCGATGTAAGAAAAATGGGATATTCTAAAGCCATGTCAAAAAGATTAAGCCAAGATTTAGCACATTGATAAAATAATCTCATAAATATTTTCATGAATTTCAATCTAAATCCTTTAGACATTCTAGGCAAAAGAAAGTTAAATTTTATGCCGTTGCATTTCTCTAAGGTAAAAATTAGTGACCTTGAGTTCTTACATAATGATCTAATAGATTGGATTGAAATTAAATTAGAAGGAAGGTTTTCAATTTCTAATGAACCTAGTATCGACGATACCGGAAAACTAAAATTGTCGACTTTCGTAGGATTCGAAAACCAAAAAGAATTAACTTATTTTTTATTGGCATGTCCATATTCAAGGAGAAACTAATGGAACAAGAAACAGTTGCGCAACAGGAAGAACAAGAAACCGCACAGACCGCTAAATCAGAAAGTCCGGACCTAAACATTCAAGATTTAATTGGATTAAAGAGCGTAGTCGATGTTGCGACACAAAGAGGGGCATTCAAAGCTGCCGAATTAGAAGCAGTGGGAAAATTATATAACAGGTTGAGTGGATTTATTGATTCTGTAAGTAAACAAAAAGGACAATAAGATGAAAACTCTAAAGCACATAGGCAAGTTAAAAAATACAGGAGCGAAAGTTTTAGTGGTATTCCGCACACTTCCGGGAGAATCTAATCAGGCTCTGATATTGCCTGTGGCGCAATTACCGGATTCCTATCACGACAGTATTATGACATTGGTCGAAAGCGATCAAGCTCAGGAGTGTTTTGAATTTGGTGAAATTATGTTTGTAAGATTATTTCCTGACGGGCGGCCGATGTTACGGGCCATGCAAGCAGATAATCGATTGATCAAAATGGCCACTGATAATATTTTAATGACACCTACGCCAACAAACGAGATAAGATTAGACGAACTTAATTTATTAATCGCAGAACAAAGAAACGTATCAGTAGATGATCTATACACACTAGTCAAAGGTGCTCCTAAAAAATCAGATACTGTAGTCGAAGACGTTGTTAGCGTTACAGAAACACCAATGAGTTCATCGATCCAACCGTTAACAGATAAAGATATTGCTAAAGGTTTAAGAAGCCAAGCCGATGCGTTATATAAAGAAGCTGCTAGATTAAGAAGAGAAGCCGATGAGCTCGATCCTGTGGTCAAAAAAACCACAAAGGCCAAAGAAGACGCAAGTGCCTAAACGTTTTTTTAAAACCCCGACGAGTTTGGTGAAAGAATGGCCCGAAGTTTTTGAAGATCTTTACATGAATACTATGCCGGTAGAATATTTACATTCTATCCGGCTAGAGTTTACCGATGGAAGAATATGGGAAATTAACATCGAAGATCATACTCATATCTCTCATTCTCAATCGATCGCCGATAGATTGATACAGACGTTACATGAATATTCTGAAGAAATAACACGGATAGATTTTCGGGTCGATATAGAAAGATTGAAACAAGACATTAGCC